ATGGAATGGTCGTTTAGCAATGGTCGGAGTAGTTTCTTTAATTTTAATCAAATGCCTTTCATAGTTTTCGGCTGCATTTTAGCAGCAACAGCATACAGTAATGTGTTCTCGTTCGTAATGCAATGATACCATTAGCAGTACTGCTTAATTCAATACCTCCAGGCTCTAGAGATCTTTTAGAGTTTGGATTTTTTGTTTGTGTTGGAATAACAGCAGGTTCATTAGGTTTAATATAACGGTTTGATATATACTACGGTTGTATCATAGAACACAATGGCTACTATCACTTTGCAAACACCAGATGGATCAACTGAAACATTTGAGTGTGATGAAGATACTACAATATTAGATGCATTAGAAGAAGCGGGTATTGATCACCCATCATCTTGTAGAGCAGGTGCATGTTCATCATGTGCTATGAAAATTACAGAAGGTGATGTTAATCAAGAAGATCAAACATTTTTAGATGATGATCAGTTGGATGAAGGTTATTGTCTTACATGTGTCTCTTATCCAACATCTGATGAAGTTACTCTACTAACTGAACAAGAAGAAAATCTTTATTGACAAGTTCTATAATTATTATATAATAAGAAGACACTCTTTAGAACAATGCCTAACAACATTACTTACGATCAGATTGATACCAGAATCAATGGTAAGACTGAAGAAGAATTTAATGAGTTAGGAAAAGAATTGACAGAAGAAAAATTTAAATTAAGGCAGAACTCTTTAAGGTTATTGATGGCGAACTTTGGTAGTTCACATCCTGCAACAGCAATATATAATTGTGCTCATGAGTGGTGTGAGAAACAATATACTACTAATGGGCTTGCCAATTACTTTAAAGCATACTATAATGGCAAACATGACAATACATAGAATTAGATTATCTAAAATGCAAAAAATTATCAATGTACTTGCTATTGCGTCTGCTGCTGTATCTGTTGCCGTTGTTGGCACTGGTGCTTACGTTTACGTTAATAAGGACGCAATAATCGAAAGCGTCACAGAGAAAGCACTTGGATCTCTTGGAGGACTTGGTGGTGCTGGTTTAGGTGCCAATGATCTTGCTTCCCCTGCACCAGATCAAGCTGCTGCACCTGTTGCTCCACTTCCAGTTGAATTTTAAATCATAAGGGTGCTATATAGAGATAGTCACCCTTATTTTTATGCCTGAAGTAGTAATAGATAAAAAGGAAGAGAAAAAGGAAGAGAAGAAAAAAGGTCTCTTCGCTAAAGCAAAAGATGCTATCCTTCCAGATCCTGAAGAACAAGCAGCAATCATTAGTACATTTGTTCGCATTACCGTTCTTGCCTGGTCGGGTGGAATATTGACTTTAAATTACGTTGCCATACCAGGTGTACCACAACAGAAAATAGATCCGACATTTATAGCTTCGGTTTTTACTGGGGTTTTAGCTAGCTTCGGAATTCAGACTGCATCTAAAAAGGGTGATGGTACGATGAAGATGAATGGTAATGGTAACGGCACTCCTGCTGGTCCTCCTCCACCAACTGCAAAAGAGATTGAGCAGATTGTAGCAAAGGCAAGTGCTGGTGGTCCTGTTCAAACAATTAGAATTGAGCAAGCACCTATTAAGATTACAACTGACGACAAACCTTATAAATTGTAATTGTATCCAAACATAGTCAGTGAGTCCACACATAAGTAGGTATTTTTTACTACATTGTGCTATAAATATTGTCAGTATGGGATTGAAACAATCATGCCCCTGACTCAACAAAGACATTACACTGTCGGTTATCACGATAATCAATTACAACATCATGAGATATGTGAATATGCAATGAGTGCATATGAAGCAATAGAACACAGCAAAGAGGATGTATCCTATCTTAGGGATCATCCTCATTTTATTGACTATTGCAATAACGAAGAGGTTGATAACATCTCTCGTATGATGGCATCAGGTATCCCAATGGGACACTAAATATGAAAAACAATTTAAAGCACGAAATTATGTGGTGGATGAGTAGACTTACAATAATGGTTACATCATTATTCTTGTCAATGACATTAGCAGCACAAGCATATGCTGCTGAGATACAAATGGGTTATGAAGGCAATTTAGTCTTTGAACCAAATGAAGTTACGGTTAATGCTGGTGATACAGTTACCTTTGTTAATAATGCATTACCTCCTCACAACATCATCTTTGATAAATTTGCAAGTTTATCAAGAGAGTCA